GTTTGAGGTGTACTGAGGGGCAGAAGCGCCCGCAACGACAACCTGATTGGCCGTGCCGATGGGCAGGAAGGTCGTGGTATTTGGTGCGCTTTGATAGGGAAGTGCGCCGGTCGTGCCACCCAACAGGAAAGCCGCGCCGCCCGTGACCACCAAAGGCCCGAGCGTTTCGGTGGTTCCATCGGTGTAGGTGACGATGAGGAAGTATTGCCCGCTTACCTCGGTGTAAGTGATGTTTGAAATGCCGCGACCCTGACGGCCCTGATCGACATCAATGACGATGGTATTGGGATTCTCGACGAAGACTTGCATGATCAGACCTTAATCACTCCATCGGAGCGCACGAGGAAGAAAAGGAAGATGACCCAATCCTGAGCCGGGTTTGTTCCTTGCACCGGAATGGAAATCTTGATGCGACCCGTGAAGGCCACGGGGTCGTTGGCGTTGATTGACAGTTCAGGATCGCTGTTGATCAGACTCCAAGTAGAGTCATCAATCACAAGCGTGAACGAGCCGTTAGCCGGGACGAAATTGGTGATCGTCAGGTTGACCGGCGTTGGCGTTGGGGTGTAGTCCCCCACATCAAAAGACAGCCCGTTGCGGGTGTCTATCAGGTTGGTCACCGTTCGTCGAACGATAGACGCAGCAATTGTGGCACCCGTCAGATCAACGATAGTGCCGCAATTTTTAAGCTGAAGGTTCCAATAAGTCTTTTGGTTCCAAACCAACTCACCCGACAGAAGGGCGTTGTCAAACCCGCTGACTTGGGTGATGACGTTCTTATTGAACTTGGGCATTTTGCTTCCCTACGCGGGGAAGCGCATTGACACTCATGGTTTCCCCTAACTCGGGTTGTGACGCTCCCCGCTGACTCGCAGGGCTACGAAGTGTGTCTTGTCTTGCCAAATTTTAGGGTAGCTTTGCCTTTAAGTCAGCAACTTCTTGTGAAAGTTCTTGGATTGCTTTGATCAGTGGGGCAATGAATTCGCCATAGCGCAAACCCTGAAGACTGTTTGGGTCGTCTTTGTCTGCCAAGACCCATCCCGCAAAGCTATCCACGCCAAGCTGATCTAAGGTCGCCTTGACTTGTTGAGCACTCAATCCGTGGAAAGTACGCACGCCCTCCCGAGCCGGTTGTATTTCGCGTTCGCCCGTCAAGTTGCCTTCATCGTCATAGACGTTTTCCTTGACCGCAGCCTGCGCCACCTTCCACTTGTATTGGATGGTTTGCAGCTTGTTGATGAAGTTCAACCCAAGAGGGTTGTCACCAAGGATGTTCTTTTCCCGTTCGTCCGAGGTATTGACTGAGCCACTGACCGCGTACACATCCACGAATCGAAAAGACGCCGCGCCCAAGGTCATTGAGTTATCTACCTCAGGCCGAAGGAATACATCTTCTACCCGAGCGCGTCCGGTTCCTTTGGTGCCAAAAAGCACGGCTTTAGGATTGCCCGATCCCGAAGCGCCTGAAACTAAATAAAGCGCATCATTGCCATCTGTGTAGGCATACGCACCAATACCGCCGCCCGTAGTTCTCCATCGAAGTTCGCCCGATTGAGGTAGTTGAATGCCGCTTGCGTACAAGCCTTGCGCCAAGGTGTTGCACTCAAAATAGCCACCCCAACCCGAAAAGGAATTGCCGTATACACCTTTGCCGTAATAAGAGTAACCATCAACACCCGCTTGACCGACAGCAGAAGTTGAGGTCGATCCGGTTATTCCATAGACAGCACCGTAAGCATAAATTCCTGAACCTTGATTGCCTGATGAAGATGACCCAAGGTGATTGGCTTGTATGCAATACCCACTGGGGTATGAGTTCTGAACCAAAAGACTTGTGGAAGTCGTTACAGAACCTTCAACCCATACGGTTGTGTTTTGCCCAAGTGAAGTGTTGTTGCCTGAAAACTTTGCGGTGCCGCCAATGTTTAGGTTGCTTGCGCCGGTCAAGTTAAGGGCAGACCCATCCCAAAGCAAAGACGCAGACGATGACCCAATGCTGAACTTGTAAGCGCCGCCGCTATAGCCAAGGAAGAAGCCGGTGCCTGTGTTGTAGTCGGTTTGCCCGCCTTGGATGTTGCCGGTGTTGCTGACTGTCAAAGTGTTTTGAACTGTCAGCGCACCCGTGTTGACCGTGATAGCCGACAGCGTGCCGACCTTCAGGCTTGAGATGTACGGCGTAGACCACACCGTGTTTCCGGTTGTCGGATCGTAGATGCCGTCCGATTGATACAAGGAATCAGTGCTAGACGGGTTCGGGTCACTTGCGCCCCACGTTGCAGCAAATCCCCAAGTCGCAAGCGATTGGGCACTGCTTGGAAATGACGCAGACCCGGTAGTGGTGATGTTTCCGGCAACAGGGGAAGGATTGCTAGGCACTCGCGCAAAACAGATGCGTGCGCTTGACCCTGCCGATCCCGTTGGGCCTGTGTTACCGGCATATCCCGCTGCGATGATGCTTGCCGTTGTCCAATTGATTGTGGTTGTCGTGGCAGTCCCCACATCAATCAGAGATACAGACGCCTCCCAAAGCGTAAAGCCCGCGCTTGGCGAGGTTGTGATTGAGCTAGACCACCCCGCAGGATTGGGCGTAAATGTTCCGCTAGACCATGTGTACGTTGAGGTTCCCGTTGGGCCTGCCGGAATGGTTGCGGCCCATTGATAAACAGAAGCCTTTGCCGTTTTATTTCCGGTCGGCCCTGTTGGGCCTGTCGGCCCTGTCGGGCCTGTTGCGCCGTTTGTTGACTGCGCGTAGACACTAAAGCCCGAAGTCCAACTGATCGTAGTGGTTAAGACAGCGCCCGGTTCAGATACTTCTTTTGCCGCGACCCACAGAGAGAATCCCGCCGTGCCGGGGTTGGCCGGGATGATCGTCTGCCACCCATTGCCGCCGGTGTAGCCCGAGTTTGTCGCGGTTGCCCATGTGAACGTGCTAGTGCCCGACGGGTTGCCGGGTTGAGTAAGCGCCCATTGATAGAGATACGCAATCGCAGTCTTGACGCCCGAAGGCGAGACAGGTGCCCACACAAACGCCGATGAAACGGTCGAAAGCTGCGAGGTTGCTACGTCGTTTGCGACCTTGAACGCAAAGTAGTAAGTTGCCGCAGGAAGCGAAACATTGGTGAACTTGAACGCAAGCGAGGGCGCGAAGGTCTGCGAGTTGGCTGAATACTCCGTGCCCCACACCTTCCAATCCGAAGCCGAAGGCGTCGCGGAGGTCGTATAGAAAAGCGTGATGCTTGTGACGCGGCCTGAGCTTGGCACGTTGCAAGTGACGCTAAACGAGGGAACCGCAGCCGAAGGCAGTTGATCGCTGACCGTCGGAGCAGCAAGAGCGGAAAAGAAATACGCGGAGGAAAGCCCGCTGTTAGGCGATGGCGTGAATTGCGTGATGTTCTGATCGTCGTATACGTCGGCGTTGTACTCTGTGCATTCAATCTGTGCGCCAAGGTTGCCGTCGGGTAGGGTTGTTTCGCTGACCTTGATGGCGCGAAACAGCTTGTTCGTCCAACCGTAGTCGCTGTTTGTGATGCTGATGACATCACCCGCGTCAACCTGAATGCCGGGGTATGCGGTCGAGAACGTGACAATTAAGTCCTCACGCGCTTGCTCAAGCATCCGGTTGGCGATGTACTGCGCTTGCACCGAGTCGTTGATCAGGTCGAACGTCACCGTTGCTTTGTTGGCAGGTTCGTTCGCGTACATCAGCACACTTGGCGTTTCCAAGAAAATCAGGTTGGGCTGATCCTTGTTGCCTTTCCACGGGAACGTGGCCTCGACTTGGTTGATGCTCTGCGTGATGTCGGAGATGCTTACCCGAAGCTCACCGATGATGTTGGAGTCATTAAACGAGAAAGATGACGACTCTGCCTTGTTGATCACCGGCATCCATTGACCCGTGGTTTCTTGGTACGCAAGCCAAGAGTCGCAAGCCGTGAGAATGCGATCGATGTTGCTTAGGACGTTCTCGCCCGTGTTCAGCACACCGTTGATCCGATACCGAGCTTGGGTAGTAGACCCGCCCGTGTAGGGGATGTATGTGATCAGTTGGTCAGAGTAGGTATTTAGCGCCGCACAAGCCGTGGTGTTGATGTTGCCGATAGGAACCGCGCAACCATACACATCCGACTTCAGGTAGTCCTCAAGCACATCGCCGGGGCGTGCCGCGCCTGCGCTCTTGAGGTAATGCGAAACCTTGAAGGTCAGGGGCTGAAGTCCCGTCGTGCCCGCTTCGCTGTTGTAGGTGAGCTTGACAATGGCAAATGCCAAACCATTCATTTGCCGCGTTGGAGTGCTAGGCCACCGCAGGCTAGGCGTAATGTCTGAACCACCCATCACCACACTCGGGGCAGAGCCGGTCACGTTGATGATCGTGCCCGCCGCGTTGGAGGTGTAGAGGTTGATGTAAAGGTTGCCCGAAATCTTGGTGTCTACGTTGCCTGCGCCGTCAGTCAGGGAGACAACTTTGGTGGGGTCAGTGCCGTCAAAGGTGACGAGTCGGTCGCCGTAGTAGAACTGCGTACGGTCATAGGTGAACTGACCATCGGGTGAGATGTTGCTGATCGCTAAGACGTAATACATCGTCTTGTTGTCGGTGGACAGCACCGCATCAACGAACGTACCGCCTAGCCACGCATCGCCATAGACAATCGGGATCGGATTGTTTGCGCTTGGGGGGATTTGCTGACGTGAGCCGGGATCAACTTGGTTGGGCGCCTTGTTTGCCCCGAATGTGCGGGTGACGACGTAGGACAGCGCGTAGTTGATCGCAAAGGCGGTCGCGTAGTATGCGATTCCCGTTGTAGCGCCGACGATGGCGGCGGCAATCATTGTTCCGACCATTTTTTATTCCTTGCAGTACGTCGAGTCGATTTTCTTAAAGCCTCGGCTTTCAAGATCAATCTTAGGGCTTTGAGGCATCAGCGAAATGATGACAACCTCTGCCCGTTCCTGATCAATCAATTCTTGTGCTTTCTTGTTGTAGGCCAAAAACAATTTGCCGCCAATCGTTGTGTTCCTATGCTCGGGCGCGACCCACCAAGCTAGTTCCCTGACTTCGTTAACCTCGGGGCACCACACATTCGGCACCACGATCCCCGCTGCCATCCCGCGATATTCGTTGTCCACTAGGACAAAGCCGCGACCGATGATGAGCGAGGAAAGCAGGCTGCGTATGTGTTGCTCGTCGTGTAGTGTCTTGTCTCTTAGCTTAATGATCGGGGACTCTGCCGCATATTGCCGCATCATCTCGACGCAAGCATCTATGTCGAACTTGTTTGCTTCCCTGATCATTCGCCGATATTTTCGTATTCAATTCGCGGAACCGTAGACCCTCCGTTGCCGCCGTTGATGCCGCCCGGACTTGCCACGCCGCCACCCGATGCGGGTTTGCCAAAGTCAAAGTAGGTGCTAGAAATCGCATCGACACGATCCATTGAGGTGTCGCCCGCGTAACGATCCTGCCAAACTGTTTTGTTCGTTTTGGAAGACGCCACATAGGTTTCTAGCACCCGCTTCATGGAGGTGCAGGAAATCGAGCAAGTGGCAATCCTGCTTCGTACCTCGTCGTTCCAATCCTCGGTAATTGAGACATTGGTAACGATGCCTTGGTAGCGTTTAAAGAACTGCTGCGTTGGCGTGGTGATGATCTGATTGTCAGAGTCAAGGAAGCCGCGCCAAATTTCGACTGTGCTTCCTTTGATGTCTGCGCTTAGGATTAGCGCGACGTTGGCCGGGTTGATGCCGGTCAGCGACACCATCATGTCGGTCGAGGTTGACTTGATGTTGCGCTCGACCTGACCGATTCCGAGAAGCGACCCCATCCCCGAAAACGTGATTCCGCTGATCGTGACAGGCGCAGCCGCGTTGCAGAATGTGTAGGTCGTTGGCGATGTCTTGCCAACTACCATCCTGACAAACTCAGCGTGTCGAATGTTTGCGCTGTTCAGCGCGTTCATCGTGGTACTCATGGCGCGACGTTCTCCCGGAACACGAACGGTTGATCCCAGTTCACAAACGCGCCATTGGTCATCGGCGTGAGCGAGTAGGTCGGGCAGACTTCCGCATACACGGGAAAGTAGACCGCAGACCCGACGGCCGTGAGGGTGCCCGTGCTAGGCGTGCCGATAACGGGGCGGTGCAAGTTGACCGATACCGTCGAGCTACCGCCGCGCAAGACTTGTTGCGTGACCTTGTAAACGTAGCTGCCGAGTTGCAGGAAGTCGCCCGCCGCAAACACAACCGTGCCCGCGCCGACGGCGGGGAGATTGCCCACTGAGATGGTTTGCGAGTTTGCCGCAGGAACCGAAGCAAGTGTCAGCGCCGCAGCCTGCCCCGCGCTGAGTCCACCCTTGTACTCGGTAAACCACGAAAGCGTGGTGCCGCTGAACGTGATGTTTGCCGCCGTCTGTCGGTCGAGGTTGTCGATGGTCTGAATCACATCTCGCGCCTGTGGGTAATACAGGTAGTTGTGTGGGACGATGGTAAAGACCCAAGGAACGGAAGTAAGGTACTGCGCCGTCCTGATCTGCCCACCCCGCGTGACTTGCTGACCGACCGTGCGCCGGTTGTTCACAGTCATCGACTGCTGAATGTCAACGATGGTCTGAAACGACATTTACATTCTCCCCGGCGTGACAGCCAAGCCTTTTTGCGCGTACTGATTCGCCGCCCAAATTGCTTTAGAACTACCAAGTAACCTTTGCTCAAACGACTTCACATCAATCGCTTGGATGTTGTAGTTCGTGATGTTGGTTGACGCGCCCGCGCTTTGCAGATTGTGATTCGGAATGATGGTGCCACTCATGCGGGGCACAAACAGTTCAGGCCCGCGCTCACCCACGAGATAGGCAGAGTTGCCCGTAACCGTGCCGCCCATTGCCCGCGTGGGGAGGTTAAAGCCGAAGACGCTTGCCAACAGCTTCATGGCCGAAGCCTTCAGTTGAATGGCAATCATGTCAAGGATGATGCTGCGAGCAAACTCTTTGAAGTTCAGCTTGCCGGTACGCACGAAGTCGTCAAGCGCACGGGTCATGTTGCCCATAAGCGAACCGAACATCATTGCGCCGGTTTCCATGTCCTTAGGGAATTCTTTGAAGAAGTCGCCTGCTGCCTTTTTGAAGCCTTCAAACACGCCGATGTCTTGGTTGGCTTTTTCTGATTCTTCTCGAATCATGTTAAGCAATTGCAACCTACGCTGATAGAGTTCATTCAAACGCTTTTCAGCATCTTCACGATCCTTGGGGGCAAGAGAGGCTTCGCTCAGTTTTCTATGTTCTTCTGCAAGTTCAGCAGTCAAACTAATGCTTGAGCGCAAAAATTGATAGTTGTACTCTTGCATATTGCTGCGCTGCAATTCAAGATTGGTCAAACGCTCTTCAGTAGTCAATGCGCGATTCTGAGCCTCGTCGTACTCCTTGATTGCCTGCACATAATTTATGTATGCGACAGTCGCATCGTCTATATCTTTCTGCTCTTCCATGCGGGCACGATGCGCCTTTGCAGCCATTTCGCCGCGTCGCTTGATTTCTCTTTCCTCTTCTCGCTTGCGCTTTTCTTCTTCAGGGTCAATGCCCGGCTTTACATTTCGAATCTTTGAGCCGGAAGGCCCGGTGACCAAGGGGGGATTGATAAACCCGCGACCGGCACCGGCTTGCGAACTGCCCGATTGCATATTCTTGAGTTCGCCATTCATCGCCGCAAGGATCGGTTGCCACTTGGCAAGCTGATCTTGGGCTTCCTTCATCCTCTCCCGATAGGTGCCCTTCCAAAACGCCGACACGTTCGGGTCTTGAAGCAGCTTTTCCATTGCGGCAATTTCGTCTTTTGCCGCCGTGATTTGAATCTCGGCAAAGTCTTTCTTGAGCGTGCCGAAAAATCCTTGGATGAGCGTGCCTGACTTGGCGTGTTGGCTCATCTTGTCCAATGCTTCGTTGATCTTGCGAAGCGCAGGCTCTAAGAAGTCAACAAAGTTAAGCGTTAGGTTGCGACTTGCCTGACCGAGCTTGTCGTAGAAATCGGCAAGCAACTTGATCGCATTGGCTTGCTTCTCTGTAACGTCGTTGGCCTTGTTGATGCCTTCGGCAACGCCCGCGATGTCTACGCCCTTTGCCGCTTTACCGAGCAACTCCATTGCTTTTGCGGAGCGTGTCAGCGGGTCTTCAATCTCGGCAAGACCTTGGATGGTTCGCAGGAAAAGCTGCTGACTCGTCAGAGATTCAAGGTC